CACAGTCCCTAGCCCACCTCTCTACAATACAACTAACAATCACGATATGGCGAACTTTTTAGTTCATATTCTGATGAAGTCTCCCTCGATTTCCCCCTCCTTCAGCACCATGATTGGTAGTTGGTATTGCGTCGCCAGATGGCGACGCGATGCGCATCATTATGGTTCCATTGCCACGACCGTCCTCCTCGTGGTATTCTCTCTTGTTTACAATTCATTGATTGCGCATTGTTGTATTGGGTTGTGTGCGATAATTTCTTACGGCGTTTGTTACTTTTTGGCGCTTGGTGAGGATGGGTACTGCTTTGAAAACGCTGTCGGGTTTACTAGATTGCCACCATTTGTTGATAAGGGGCGGTTTCTCAATGCTTATCCATTGGCGAGGGATTTGCCTGTGACCGTAGTTGGCGGGATGTTGCATTACTCGCCGGTTGCAGGGCGGAGGTTGTCTCAGTTTCCTGATGAGATGTTACTGGGCGCCAGCTCACAACAACAAGCATTCGAGGACCTGGCCAATTATGCACGTGATATATCTGCTCGTATGCCAGTTTCCGGGCAGTTGAATGGCCAACTGAGTAGGTACGTCGGGTCTACGGCCTTGGAGTTGCCGATATTCCCTCGACGACCTGATTTCCATGCCTTGCATGCTCACCGTCGGATCCGCGGGGATGAGGAGGAATTTTATGGTCACGCCATTACCCGACCAATGAACACCGTCTCAGCGTTGGAGGCATCGAAGGTGTTGCTGTCTGGCATGGAGGTCCTGGGGTCTACTGAGGAGCGTGCCGCGGTTGCCTTGGATGCCTTTTTTGAGGGTATAGCTACCTCGGTGCCGCCATCTTCTCCACAGTATCATCGACTGTTGGCGTTGATAGGGCCAATGAGATATTCGCCTCGCATAGAAGAGCACAGGGCAGCAGGTACGATCAGGCGCGCCGCACTGAATCATGCCATCACTACATTGCAAGGCGCTATCGTTGGGCTTATTTCACCTAGTAAAGCGGAAATGCATGCTTTCCCCAATGCCGCAATTTGGGAGTATACGGATGCGTTGGACGCCTCGAGACGCACAAAGCATTGTGCGCAATGCAAACTTCCGACGTGCAAGGTACGTGAGGAGGCAGCGAAGGCTGGAAGGGTCTTGCGCTCCAATGACTGGCAACGTGCTGCGGGCCATTTTAAGCGGTTTGATGTTAGCTCGTTGCTGATGATCAACATTGAGCCAAACATAGATGCGCGGACAATCGTTCAGTTGATGGTGAAAGCAGAGGTCTTCAACGCTTTGTCGCAATTCTCCATAGACTGGCGCGCGTTGATGGGCCGTAAGGTTTATGATTCCTTGACAGAGATGACCACGGAGTTAGCGTTTGGCAAGGTTGTCTCCTCATTCCACGATGGTGGTGATTATGTGCAAGATTTGCAGAAAGTCCGTCAACTATTTGCCCCCACATTTGCTGCAGGCCATTCATTGCGACGTACGATCATCTTTGGTGATCATGCGTCTCAATACCACAATCTCACCCTTAGTGCTGGGGGGTGGGCAACTCGGTGCCTGCCGTCTTATGAGCACTACTACTTCATCCGCTTGATCATGCCTGACATGACTCGGCCCGTGGTACTCGTTGAGAAGAAAGGGTTTGATCGGGTAATGGCCACTTACAGGACTCAAGCGATTAAGGATAAGATGGTTGCTCGTATTGTCTTGCGGCAATCCGTCGTGACATACTCTATCTCAGGCACTCAGGTTACACCACGTATCACGTTATCTGAGACGGAGGCTCAGGCACTAGGCACTTGGATAGAGGTGTACTCTGAGGTGCAGGACGCGCTGGCGGAGAATCACGCTGAAGAACTGAGGCCAAAAACCACTACTGAGACAGTACGAAAATCAATCTACTCGTCTGTGGCTTCCACGTTGGCCGCTACTACGACTGGAACTATGGCATTAGGCGCCATGTCTAGCATGGAGGCGTTGATGCGAATTTATCGCACAGATATTGGTCAGATGACTCTGGATCAAATGTCGGAGCGTGCTATGGAGGAGCACTTTGGGGCGAAAATTGAACCTGCGTCTCTGGTGAATGTCGTGGTGAGTGCATGGTCCACGTTGTTTGGGTGGGTGACCACACCACGCAAGTGGCAACAAGCAATAGAACACGGCTTTCGTGAGTCCTGGGCTATCTCATTCTCTTATGCTGATGTCGTTGGTGTTGCTGTCATGCTGGGCATGAGGTACTCTATTGATGCCACCCGGGTGCTGGTGGACTGTACAATCACTGTCGCTCGGATTTCTGGAAAGCAAGAAGCTGTGAAGAAAATAACAGCTTTTCTTGACTATCTAGATTGGTCGAACCAGAAGATGTCACGATTCTGGGTGGCCGTACAGGATGCGCAAGACCTGGATTTCCAAGCAGCAGCGATAGACATAGTGGAGACTTTCTTTAATGTGTTCAGCGTGGACCATGCCGTTGATCTGCAACGGTTCCGAGAGAAAAATCTCCTCCCAGAGGACCAGATAGCCGAGCTGGAGTTGAACGCTGCATTGCCATACTCAGATTTCTTGTCTGAGGTTAAGCTTTTCCTCGGCAAGTTTAACTCTCATGTCCGTAGGGGAGCAGCGGCATCTGTGCTCCTTAGCGCGTTTCATCATGATTGCCGACAAGCGAGTGCCACGCAGAAGGGCAAGATGATACATCTGTTAAAGAAGGAGCTGGCCAATATCGAACCTGAAAGTTTCAAGGGACTACAGTTCGCGTTGGGTGGGGTTCCTGATCTCATTCCAATACCTTTGCGACCAATAGACAATCAGGACATCCGTGAGTGTTTCAAGCTTGGGAAGATTTCCTTGCCCTCCCCCAACGGTGAGTACCGGTTGCACAGACTCACTCAAGCTAATGGGGAGTATGATTTCTCACCGATTCATAAGTTGATGGATCTACAGCATGGTGCGACTGTCAATGCTGAGAATCTTGCTGGACCAAATTACATCTCACCTGATGCCCGAGGCGCTCAAATACAACATGCTTTGATAGAAGCAGTTGTTGCTGCGGATCTCGGGGCCAGATTGTGCAATGACGCTGCGATGGTGCCTTGGTATCAAGCCCAACTCGCTGCGCCTGGTCTAGATTATGTGGCCGATGTGTTGCGCAAGTCTGAAGCTCTCTTTACACAACCGTCGGTTAAAAATTGGCTTGCGCATATCACAGGTCTCGCAATGGGGGGAAAGTCCAAGGTTCCACGTACTTGGATATCTGTGAATGATTTGGTAGTTGTCCCGACTCGAGAGCTCAAGGAAGAGTGGCAAGCCAATCTTGGCAAGCTTGAGCCCTTGCGACGAGCTACTGTAGTGACGCAACATGAGGCTTTGGTGACGAAGTATGCCTCGCGGTACGTAATCATAGACGAGTGTTACGCGTTCGATCCAGAGCACTTACAGGCCATTGCCAATAGACATTCAAGGAGCAAAGGTGTCATTACTATTGGTGATAGGAGACAGATATCCAACGTTTTTTCCCCTACTCAGCTGAAACTCATTGCTTCTGATGCACCGTGTGTGATGGTCACGCCAACAACTTTTGTCGGCTGGGACGCGGCGGTCACTTACTTGCATAGCACAGTGACAGATACTTTCGTGGAAGATTTGTTCTGCGGTTCTGAGGACCCTGAGGCATTGTGCTATACTCTAACGGCTGACGACACATTGCTACCTGGAGAAGGTGACGTGGCGATGCAAGGTACACAGATAGGGAAAGAAATGGTATTGCAACGCGGTGTCAAGGCAGCAACAGTACATGAGTGTCAGGGGCGCCGTTCTGAGTACTCTGTCATTCATGGACTCGGGAGAGCGTTGGGTGGCGATTTGCGATGGCTGGGTCAAGCAGAGCAGGCGGCACATTGCGCTGTCGGTTTTACGCGGGCACGACGAAAGACAATTTTCGTGGTGGAAGGCGTCTCCGTGCTAACGAATTTCCGGTGGTTTGACGACACATCAGTCAATGGGAGGTTGCCGGATACCGTGATTATGGGTGGCACGTCTTGGGATTTCTGCGAGGTGCGTGCGGAAAATGAGTCAACTTGGGTTCATGTGCATGAGCCGAATATCATTGAGTCGAATTTGGTGGAGCAACCATTGACAGATCCAGTCACCGTGGCGACTGTGTCTACTGGAGCTGGGGAGCCATTGTCAACATCTGAGATTCGCACCAATGTGGAGCTGGTTTCCGGTGTGAGTTTTCGCGATGAGGGTATCGCGCATTCTGACGCTTTTGATAATTACACATTCCAACCTCGCGATGTTCCTGGTGCAGACCAGGTCCAAGCGCTCACTCGAAGCGTGCCGGACGTGCGCACGCGGCCCCAAGATTTTGTCGACGCTGAAGTCATTGTTCAGTGGCTTTTTGAGGAAGTCATTGACAAGAGGTTGTTTTTTGCCCACATAAACAACTCGCACAGGGCCGCGATCCACCGTCAAACCCGTCAACAGGCAATTGATGGGTCATATGCAAACTATGAAACGGCTGCATCGACATTGTCATTTGCTTTTTTGAAGCCCGAGTTCGCCAAGAAACCTTCTGAAATGCGTGATGGCCCTTCAGAGCTCAAGGCTCAAGGGGTAGTATCAGCAAGCGATTTGCAGCAGGCCATTTTCGCGGACACATGTGACGCTTTGACACACGCGTGGGCTAGAGCAATGCAGCCTGGCAAGCTTTCACCTGTTGGCCTTCGAGAGGAAGAAGTGGAGGATTTTCTTGCAACATTTGACTCTTCTGTGGAATTGGATATTGAGAAGCAAGATTCGTCGCATCGTCCGGTACACATCATTGTAGCCTCGATTTTTCTAGAGATGGCTGCTGATAAACAAGGCCTCGGGGCATTGGCGAAAGAAATTCGAGATGAGCGCAAGGTCCGGATGATGGGTTCTCCTTTCAAATTTACTCTAAATAAGGCTCTGGCCTCGGGTGATCCCTGGACTTTGATCATCAACAAGATTATGGCTTTCAGTTCTTTGATCAGCGTAGCCAAGCTCAAAGACGTGCGCATTTGTCAGAGTGGCGATGATGTCACTATGGATAGAACTCCAGAGTGGCGAGGCGTAGGGCTTGGTGATCAGAGCAAAGCAAATGCAGGCCTCACATGGAAAATTGAGGAGAGGTCACAGCGCAAGGACGGGGTAACTTTCATCAGTCGTGCAGTGTTGCCGCATCGAACCGTGGTGTACAAGGCGTTGCGGACCATTCTGAAGTACGCACACCGCAAACGCAATCAGATACAACACGCCGGTATAGCAGCGGATGCTCGGCGTATTGAGGCTTTGGCCGCGCGCCACGGTTTGCAGGCGTACTGCGAGGCGCGCTGTCAAGTGTGGGGAGGTGACCCCGTGGTAGTCTTTGATTTGTGGACCAGGGCCCTGGCTGTGGCAAGGGCTGACTTCAGCACGCTACCTGATGAATTGCGGTCTGAGGAGCCCCGGCAGTATACTGTTCGAGAACGTAACGGCGGTTGCTTCGGTTATGCATTGGCGAATTGTGTGAAGACAAATGTAGCCGCTATTAACGCCATTGCTTCCTACCGGGGGCCAGTAAATAGGACATTGGCATTGAAAGTGTGCCGCGAGAATCAGGTTCCACTCATCATCATGAATGAGCGATTTGCACAGCGCTCACGCAAACGATTAATAGATCAAATGGATAGAAGAAGAATTTCCAGGTCTTTTGTAGTTGTGTATGAAGATCATGCAGTGGCCGTGGTACCAAACACATTGACACTTCATGGTGCATTTGGCAAGCGCACAATTACGTGGAAGATACTTTCTCCAAGGACGTGGAGATTACAGATTTTGAGTGAAATCGGCAATGTTCACCTTGCCAAATTACGTTCGTTAACTCTAACTATCGAGTCAAAATTTAGTCGTCTTATTGTACGAGACCAAATACACAGCCTCTGAGTAGGAATGCAGCGAAGCCAACGGAATATCGAAAGATAAGTTGCGCAGCTTGAGCAGCACTGCATTAGTCCAAAAACCAACCGATAAGGTCACTCATGCTTTTCTATAGGTTAGTC